TCACCTGTTTCTACGCTAGCATCCAACATATCTTCTACATTGGTTGTACCAGGTGATGAAAGTTTAAATGCTATACGCTCAAGACCTTGTACTTCTAGTCTACCGATCTGATTCTTTGCGTCTGTGATGATTAATGTACCTGTGACTGCGTTCTTATAGATTGACTCGTACAGGTTTAACTCTATGAAGATGAATTTTAAATCTATCGCCTCGCCTTTATGATTGATTAAATCAATATGGGGAAGATTATAATCACCAGCTATTTCTGGTTTGTCTGAACTAAACATTTTTACCATAATATTACTCTGCTATTAAATTGTTAAACTCATCAATAAAGTCGCTTAAATATTTTCTATCTAATAATCTAATTGATCTTTTCTTATCTTGATCTCTTTCTTCATACTCTCTATTTGATATACTAGAAGCATTGTCTGTATCTGAATTAACTTCTACTAAATGTGAGTAATCATTTGGTCCTTGTCCTGTTGTACGACCACTATCTCTTGTGACTTCATAATGATGAATTGCATCCTCATTACCTGCACCGTATTTGTCTGTTAGAAACTCAGCAAACTGTACATCATTTAATGGCCAACCATAATATCTATCTGTGACATTGTTTGTCATAAGTATTACCCAATGTAATTCTGCGTCACCAAACCATTTAAATGCGATATCTTCTGGTCGTTCACCATTTCTAACATCATAAGTGTCAAATATATTAAGTGAAGACTTAATTGATGCTCTTGTTTTAACACGTCTTAATATGTCAGGCAACAACTTAAAGTTATCATTGCCTTTCATGTCGTATATCATTAAGGGAAATTTATTAAAATATGACATAATTAAAAACCTGCGTTTACTTTATCTTTTGTTAATGTTTCTGTTTCTTTAAATGTTAATGCCATTGTAATTTGAGTAGGTGCACCATCAGAAAACGAACTCACTTTACCAGGTGTATAGTCAACCGTTACGTTTGTGCATACACAAGTCGCAATCTTATTATAATAATCGTTTTCAACATTTGTACCATCTTTTCCTATGTACATATAGTGTATGTCAAATTCTGATGGTAATGTTAAGAAACGACTTTGACCACCTTGCAATTCAGGTACCATATGAAATCTAAACAATTGTATTATTTCTTGTACGTCTTGTGTTTCTTCTTCATTTCTTGGCGCAAATGTAAAGTTATATGTGAATGTTCTTACTTCCATTGCCTGAAAGAGTACCTCAACATAAGGGTTGTCTGCTTGACCAAATATTCTATTTGCTAATCCTGTAGCTCCTTCTGCGCCTGCTAATGTTTCTGCTAATGCAGCACTAGCTTTCTTCGCACCTTCAGTTAAAATACCAGCGACACCTCCTACAGCTGCTGCAGCTCCAGCTTCGTAGTCTTTGGCACCTACAGCGTTTGAGAAGTCTAACCCAGCCGCGGCTGCAAATCCTAACATACCTGTTTCTGTATCATTATAAGTTGCGCCTAAACTGTCTTGTACATTAGGTGGTAAATAGATAGCAACTGAATCTGAAATTCTTGTAGTTGTTGGCATTTTTCCTGCTATACCACCTCTACTATTTCTATTTCTTGAACCATCTTCAAATTGTGATACACTAGCTGCTGGACCTGATCTTTTTCTATAATATTCTATTTCACCTTTGTGTTCTCCGTGTACATCTATAACTTCATTGTAATATGTACCTGCTGTAATATCAGCACCTGTTCTAACATCTTTACCTATAACTTTACCACCACCAGCTTTCCATTTCTTTTTACTAACTTTTTTTACTGTTGTTAGTTTACCGCCTTCAGGACTTTGATATTCAAACTTTGATCTATTCTGTACATTGATATAAAATAACATATAATGACCATTCTGAACATTATTAGTTACATCACGAGGATATGAATAAGCGGCAAATGCCGTTGGGTCAACGCTAAGAAGACTAGTCGGTGTGTCTTCTAAACCAAGTTTAGCAACTCTTGTAGCAGGTGGTTTTGTGAAACCTGTATTACCAGGGCCACCAAATATGTTGCTCTTTAACTTGTTTAATGAATTGAATAAATTTCCCATTGTTTCCTTACTAAATAGTTATATTACTATTTATATGTTATGAATGAAAGAACACAAAAATACAAAGGTAAATTCACACCACAAAATCCTAGCAAATACATAGGCGATAATACTAATATAGTATATCGATCAATGTGGGAACGTAGGTGTATGAAATATTTTGATGTTAATCCTAGCGTAATTGGTTGGGCAAGTGAAGAGGTTGTGATACCTTATTATGATAGCTGCTACCAAAAGGTGCGTAGATATTTCCCAGACTTTCTAATTAAAGTAAAAGACAAAGACGGCAAGTTAAAAACTCATCTTATAGAGGTTAAACCCACTAAAGATATGCGACCACCTGTAGGTGGCAAAGGCAAGAAGAAGTCAACTGTACTGTATGAAATGAAAACTTATCAAATGAATCGTGATAAGTTTGCGTCTGCTCGTAAATGGTGTGATGATAGAAATATTATCTTTGACATATGGACCGAAAAACATCTACGACAGAAAGGATAATCCATTCTGCGAATAGGTATACAACATACAATCCAAACAATACAAACATTAGTGTTAATATAACAAACTCAAATATTCTATAATATATTTCTTCTAACATATTATGCTAAAGCGTATCCGTAAACATTATTTAATTCTTTAGTTGCTCTGTCTGTTGATTCAACTCTTTGATTACTTGCAAAAGTTTTACTATTGTTTACTGTTGTGCCACCTGTCACTTGTTTGTTATCCATGTAAACATTATTACTTTTAGCAGGTTTTTCTATCTCAGCATCTAGTCTTTTTGATTCTGCGATTAATTCTTTATTCTTCGCTATCATGTTAGTGGTCTTCGTGTCTAGTACAAGGTCATTGTCTAGTGAATCAAATTTCTTAATAGATTCATCACCTAATAAATTAGTATCAGTCACCACTACTTTTTCTATTAGTCTTTTCTCCATCACTTTCTCTATTTCTTGTTTTTTTGATTCAGTAAGTTCTTCACCTGAAGTAGTTTCTCCTAGACCAATCTTTGCCTTAAACTCTTTTATTTGTTTTTCTTCTTTTTCAATTTGTGCCTTAGATTTTACAATTTTACCCATAGGAATTTGATTATCATCATCTCTAAATTTATTGATCTGTCTTTTAAAGAAATTTAATACTTCCGTAAAAGTATTTCTTATTCCTGTTATTATACTATCAAACGAGAAGTCTAGGTCTTGTATCTTTTTACCTAAGTCTTCAAATCCTAATTTTTTAGTGACCCACCCTGCGATATCAGCAATTAAATTTAATGTTGAACCTATGATAGCGTCATAGACACCCACCATGAAGGCACCAAGAATTTCAAACATTCCGCCGCCTTCTTTAAATTTCTTCAACCCAGCAGTCAATCCACCAAATAGACCAATCACTAATTGCAACGGCCATGCTATAAATCTAAGGAACAATCCACCTATCTTCAATAAAGAACTAATACCTGATAGTTTTGAAAACGCCTTTAAACCATTAGTGAAAGAAGTTGTAAGTTTTTTGATTGTTGGCAGCACTCCTTTAAAGAAACCACTAAATGCTTTGAAAAAACCACCTTGTTTAAACAACTCTAATTGCAACATGGCACCTACTCTGGCACCTTTTATTTTTTTAGCAATCTTACCAAAAGGATCAATAATAAATTTACTGATTGCAAGAGGAATAGCAGCAAAGGCAGTACCTACTTTTGCAAATAATTTTAATTTAGATAGACCACCTAGACCTTGATAACTATCTATATCATCATTTAAATCTTTAAATTCTGGTATCAATGTCTTTTTTATAAATTCTAATACATCTGATAATTGATCTTTAAATTTAAGAGCAAATTTAGCTAATGCCATTGCACCTATAGCAAGAGCAAATATCTTTAATAACTCACTGGCAGTTTGATTTGATGTTAGATCATCAAATGCCTTTTTTAAACTATCTACAAAATTTAATTGTTCTGGTTGTTTCTCATCCGATTTTTTGTCTGTATCTTCACCTGCTATATTAGAATCTCTACCTTTCAACTGATTTACTAGATTTTCTTTTTGTTCTAATTTAAGATCAGACGCCATAATATCTGCAATTCTACTCTCTAATTGAAGACTCTTTTTATCAAGTCCTAAACTCTCTTTAGCAAAATTAACAAGTTTTATGATACCAGCGTCGATGCCTGCAAAGAACTCACTCATTTGAATCAAGGGTGACTTGACTTCATTAAGAACCCTAACGGTATCTCTTGATGTTCTATCAGAGGATAACGCTGGTGAATCAGCGTTAAATGATGAACCTATACCTGCTGCGAATGGTTGTGCGTTGAACATATTATTTTCCTTTTGATTTACTTCCTGTGTATAAACCAAACCAAGCAGCACCAGCACCAACAACGATACTGATTAACCCACTTTGTTCCATAGTAGTGCCTGTAAATTCATATACATATTACACACTTATATA